GCGAATTTCCCTGCTCCCCTCCTGGGCGTTTCCGTCAGTAGTCCTGGCCGCCATAATAAATCGATCTCCTGAAATAACTGCGTTGATAAAACCACTGCGGGCGAACTCGCGCGATTCAATAACCCCAACCGAGTCAGAAATGACGGGTATATAAACATCGGAATCCAGCGCCACCGCAGACAGAATATATCTGTCAGCTGACAGCACCGCAGACAGATATCCCGATCGCAAAAACTCAATAGGGTCAATAAACGTGATCTCAGCAGTGATACGAGACAGGGTGTCAAGGTCAATGCCGGGGGTATCCAGGTCAGGAATAAAAAATGAACCATCAGACCGGACAGCGGTAATAATGAACATATCCTCGGCGACCATAGCAGACGCATACCCTGAGCGGGAAAACTCTACAGGGTCGGCAAAGAGAACAGCATCAACTAACCCCTGGACTGGTTTAGCAGATAACATGCGGCGTCCGGTAGGCTGCAGCGTTCCGCTCACGTTCATGACCTCTATAGCCAGGGCGCTGTCATCAGGGCTGCGGTAATACGTGGTGCTTCCCACCGGGATATTCGCGATATCCGCCTGCGCCGCCGCCAGCGTCGCGTACTGCTTACTGAGCGGGATCAGGTTCTGCCTGACCTCATCGTTTTTCGCCATCATCTGACGCCACGTATCCAGCGGTTCACCTGCTCGGTCGTTAACTGTTCCTGCCGGACCGTTCACCAGTTCGTCAGCGCGCTTGACGTTATCCAGGAAAATTTCAGGCGTCGTCGTTCCCAAAGGCGGGTTAAGTTCGGCCATGTTTTTTGCTCCAAAAAAGCGTTCGCCCAAACGAGGGTTTGAGCGAAAGAAAAGTTGAAAGGGATTTTTTGGTATTAAGCGACGTCGCCGGGGTATGTGGCGTCATCGTACTGGTAGAACGATTCGAGGTATTCTTTAGCGGTGACCTGGCAGGTTCCGTCAGACTGCGGGGCGATCTCCTCTACAATGGCGTCGTAGACGTGGCGCGTTGAGCCGCAGAACACCAGGCGGATCGGCTCGATGGTTGCCGACGACAGGTCAACCTTCATCTGGTCATCAAACTCGCTCAGGTGCGGGACTGACAGCTGAAAATCACCCACCCTGCTCGCCACCATCAGCCCGGATGCAGAGCCATCCTGATAGCGGATCAGCGCGCGGGGGTTTTCGAAAGACCAGTCCAGCGGCTCCGTAACGGTGAACGTTGTCACGCCACCAGCCGTTGTCATCGCCTCCACCAGACAGGAAATCGTGTTGTTACCCGGAATATCATCCGTGAGCACAATGCGATCGCCCGTGTTGTAGCACAGCGCGTCCAGCTCGGTAGTGGTCTGGAACGTCACCCGCTGCAGCAGGTATTTCATCAGGCGACGCATGCCGATCTGATAGGCGTGGTCCTGAGTCAGTACCCCATCAAGTTTGTAGTTCTCGATTTTCACCGGCGTGGGATTGTCCGGCGTCCGGCATTTAACGGTCTCCTCTGCCCAGGTAGTCCCGTTGATGTACGTCACGTCGACACCATCAAAATCATCATCTGAGGGCACGGTAAATCCGCTCTGCAGCTCCTCCACCATCTCATGCGGAGTGATCACACCGGTCCATGGCTTAATCCCCTCGCGGTTGACCGTCGCCAGGCCATCACTCAGCAGAAAACGTGACTTCCCGGCATTGGCTATCTTCTGCAGCATTTCCAGCGCCGAGATACTGTCGCCCGTGGCGAAATCGAAATTTTCGCCCCGTGGCGTCCAGTACGCGGATTCCAGCGCGTTGATGGTGTCGACATCCATTTCCAGCCCAAGAGAGTTCGCGACATGCAGCAGCGCTCCCGAAATGGTTCTGGCCGTTCCTGAGTCGTAGGCCCGCGTGGCCACAACGTTTACGCGGCGGTCCGACTGCGCCGCCAGCTTCCCGCCCGTCTCAACGGTCACCGCCATCAGCGACACGCCGGGATAGGATGAAGGGCGCGTCAGCAGTCGCCCGCGCAGTGCCTGCCAGTACATACTGTCTCGCGCGTTGTTTGAGCCCTGCTCATTGCGCCGACGGCAGCGAACCTCTACCAGCCCCGGAGAGCTGAGGGTGATCCGCTCAGTGAAACCTAACCCGTTGACGTTTTTCAGCGCATACTCGCCCTGGTGACTCACCCACCCAGATCCGGAACCGTAGACGCGATACTGAATCTCCCACTCAACATGCCGAAGCCACTTTTTCCCCTTGCTGTCAAAGCCACAGATGCCGTTCGGGAAGGAGAAATTCACCTCGAACGCATCCACTACTTCATTTTCAGGGCATACGAGGAACGGCCCCAGCCAGCTCAGCGTGTCGTTAAGGCCAGTGGCCTCATAGTCAATCATCGTCCTGGCGGTGAAACCCGGCCATGACTCATCAACGGCGCCGTTAACCAGGCGCGCCACCGTCGCCGTTGTACCATCGGCTGAGACAATGCGGTACTCACTCCCGCGGTGAGCAAGTGAAAGCCGTTGCACCCCCTCCGGCATGCCGGAAAAGGCCGTTCCCGTGGCAGAGTTATAAGCGAGTGTCACATTCGCCGTTACCGCCGGGCTGCCGCCGGTTGATGCCGTGCCGGAGGTGTAAACCGGGGCATCACCGAAAACAGCTGCAGGCAGCGAAGAGGACGTGATCGCCCCACCCGCGAACGGACTGGCCGCCTCGGTTATTAGTACGGTGCCGCCGTTTTCCTGCGCAACCAGGCCGGAGCCAGTGAGTCCCTCGGTGATGGCCGCCAGCAGTCCCGACATCGAGACGTTGTTAGCCACCAGCGACACCGGGTAGGTAACCCCCTGCCAGGTGATCGTGAACGTGCTGGAGCTGGTCGAAAAATCGTAGGTGGTCGGGGCCGCACTGGCCTGGAGTTTTGCCGCACTCCCCCCGGCGCCGGGCACTGCAGCCTGACCGGGGGTATATGACGCGATAAACAGATCGTAATCGACAGAGTTAAACCCCAGCGTCACCGGCATACCTACTACCGGCGCGATCTCCGTCAGCTGCGGGCTCGCGATAACGCTGTATCCGGCCGCCGTGGTGATCTGGTAGTTCGCCGGGGCTTTAAGTTCGACCACGGCGCCAGCGACCCAGCTGGGCGGCAGTGCGTTATCGTTCTCGTCATTATCGTCATCATCATCCGTATCCAGCCCCGTAAACGTCACGCTCGATCCGGAGACGGTCATGCTGTCTGCAATAATGTCGTCTGCGTCCGGCGACGTCTGGGCCATATCCAGCCCGGTGCCGGATGACGTCCCGCCCACTTCGGTGGAGTTGACCCAGTTTTCGCTGCGCTCATCACCGGAAACGTCCGCGCCTGGCGGGTAATGGGTGCTGCTGAATCCCGGTAGCGTTGAAGCTGGCGTACTGCCAACCCGGATATCGCCATTGGTATAAATCAGATCACCAACACCGAGACACAGCAGCATCTGGACGCGCATTTTCGTAGGATCGGCGGCATCAAACCGGGTAACGGGCTGCACGACATAATCCGGATAAATACGCACGCGCCCAAAAACTTCACGAATCGCATCACCCAGTTTCGCGCTGTTTGCTTTAGCGGGGTTCAGGTCGAGGCTTCGACCTGTGGATGACGTATAGCCACCGGCATCAATGTTACTCATCATGAACAATGAATAAGCCGCAGATGCGACGGCAATGCCCACTCCTATCCAGGCAATTGTCGCGGCCTCAAGCCCGAAAGGCACCGGATAAAGCCTGACATCACTATCAGGGCGAATCACACACTTAGCCCACTCGCCTGGCGGAATTAACAGCCCCTCAACCTCAACGGTCAGCGGTGGGACATCCCGATCCTCGTAGCCTTCAACCTTTGCCACCAGCCAGCTGCGAATACTGGTTACACCATGCTCATGCGTTTCGAGTGGTTCACCGGGAAGCCGGGACGGGTAAAAACGAATGGTCATCGCCAGAACTCCACTTTGACAAATCGACGCTTAAACCGCGGCAAGGGCAGAAAGGTGACGTTCGTGCCTGGGTTGCATTCCGCCACATGCAGCAGGCCACCGATACTGACCACGATCCCTACGTGGGTGACGGTCGACCCGGAATAGCAGGCCACCCCAGCCCCTTCGCAGGGTTCGCAGCGCTCAAGGGTAAGCATCATCCGGCGCGCTTCCCGGTCGAGGCCGCCGTCGTCTTTGGTGACCCCGGCAAAATCGGGCCAGACGGGTAAATTCAGGTCGCGGCGTATCTCGTTCACAATGCCGAAGCAGTCAAGTTTTGGAAAAGAGCGACCGCCCTTCTGCCATTTAACAGAACGGTATTTATCAGGGTTGAACATTGGGATTCCTTAGCTGATATAACGCAGTCCGGGGAATACAGGTAGCGTGTAGCGGTAACGTGGCCAGGCGGTATCGAGGATATTCATATAACCCGCGGTAATCTGCCCTTCGGTCGCAGTCCAGTAACCAGACTTGATTTTCAGCGTATACGGCACTTCCGCAGGGGCCGCTAAATCCGTGGAGATGTAACGCCGGTACGTCAGCAATGCAGACAGACGGTTAGCCAGCGCATAGCGGATCGCCGTGGACACAACACCATCGATATTGCACAAGGCAAATTTGAGGTCCTGCGTGCCGTCCGCATTGCGCGCCGGCAGCGCAATGTCTATCGCACAGGCGGTAAACGTTACGGTATCGCCGTTCTCCGTCGTTGCCGTAATACCCTCGTAGCCCTGGCAAAGATAATGGACGTCAGAACCAATGGTGATCTGCAGCGTCTCAATGATCACCTCCGGCCCGCTGCTGGCGTACAGGCGGTTGAGTATTGTCATGATTTTTACCCAATAAAAAAGGCCACCCGAAGGTGACCTTAAAAATTGGTGTCGAATGTGGGTGTACCCTCACCGGCAGGATCGCTATTCCGCGCTTTATTTCACGCTCCGGCTACGGAGCGGCATGAAGGACTTTCCCACAAATCGACACAAGTGATTATGAAGGTGAAACGGTTTTAATCAAGCCTTGGGCCACTCCTTATTCAGCGCAATATCCAGCAGTGAGCTGCCGACGATCCATTCCGGGTAATTACCCCATGGGGCAGGAGCAAGGGGGCGTTCCCATAATTCAAGCGTCGCTGTGTACTTCCAGTAAATCGGGGCCACCAGTACCGGTCCCTGATAAATATCTGTAAAGCGGCATTTGTAAAACTTAATGGCTTTGTTGAATAAATCGAACTTTTGCTGAGTTGAAGGATCAGATCACGCATCCTCCCGACAACTCAGACCATTCCGTGGCAAAGCAAAAGTTCAGAATCACCAACTGGTCCACCTACAACA